CACCTATCATTACTGACGGCTGTGCCGACTTCCCATCCATGTTCTGGATCGGATTCTCTAACGAGATGACCAATACCAAAAGTAGGCAGACCGAGATGATCCAAATAGATTTCTTCCACATTTCCTTCATCATACTCAATCTCTTCTCTTAATTTTTCAATATTCATAAAATTTTCCTTTTTAAATAAATTTCTGTACAAACCTAATTGATTATAGTATTTAAATTTGTACGTTTTTTAAAAATAAACAAGATTAATATAGAACTCTACATCTTACTTTTTTATTTTATGTTAATCATAACTCTTTTTTACATGAGCATGATTTTTATACCAATCTTCTCTATCTTTTTGCATTTCTTCGCGCTTCTTTTTTGTTTTACGAAGTTCTTGTTTATCTAACCATGTAACTTTTGAATCCCACGTATCACGTCGGACAGGGATAATTTGACATATAGGAGTTCCTGCAGGTATCATAATTTCTGAACCCCCTGGCTCAAGCATTGAGTGAATAAAAGGTATATTTACTATATTATCAAAAGTATCAGTATCTACAAGTCCTGTAAGAGGGATAATAGGACTATCAAGTCTGTTTAAAGGCGGTAAAAATAACAATGAATAGTCTTTTGGTGTTTCTATACGCCAAGGATTCATCCATTTAAGAACTGTAAAAGATTCCATAGGAGAACCTGGCATCTGTCGCATAGGATGAGTCTGGATTGGGGGCCATTTAGAGATGAGCGCTTTGTGTTTTTCATCAATGAAGTCTAGTTTTAAGGACATATCAGAAAGTTGTCTAATGACAATATCAACATGGTTGAGAAGCATATAGCCAGCTGTTATAGCATCTAAAAACGGAACACATTTTTTAACTGTCTGATCACCTTCGTTCCACGCCGGAGTCTTCTTAAACCAGTCAGGGACTGTACGCTTGGAGGGAATTGGAGGAAGTACGATTTGATCAGGAAAATCCTGCATTAGATGAAATTTAATTTGTTTTTTCATGCAGAGGCAACATTAGTTGGAGTAAAAAAAGTAGAAGGAACTTCTTCAGATATAGTACCACAATCGCAAATATCACAACCACAAGCACCATTCTCGCAAGAATCCCACTTACAATGACAGCTGCATCCACATTTATTGCAATTCTTAGTTTCGGTCATGCAGCTAAACTTTCGGGTAAATGGGCTAGTGGATTAGAAGGGTTGACACCTAAAAACTTACCCCACTCTGCATAGTAGTGGCGCATTCCAACTTCATCATGAATTGTAGAATTTTCATGGCGTCCGTGTAGGATGTTTCTCGATTCGGTACCTTCTCTCATGGTAGTACCTTGACCAGCAACACCAATTAAGTCTTCATGTAAATTGCGACCGAATGGTCCCCAGATAGAATTGTGGTGTTTGATTCTTGTTTGTCTTTCTTCTGGAGTATCGCACCTAAGCCCATAACCACGAAACTCTATAAGAACTTTGTTGGGTCCGAGAGGTGTTACTGAGTCTGAACGATAGGCGGAACCCCGTAGGTTGAAATTAAACCCTGGGAAGAGGTCGACCATGTACCACTGGTTGGGCGGCAGATTGGGAAAAGATAACTCCCCTCTATCCTCAAAGCCGTCATACTCAGTATAGTTAACAGTAAAGCTAGACACGTTAACATGACCATTATCAAAAGGAATATTTTTTCTAGCAAAGTATTCATCGTTAAATCCTGACACACGATTAAAGTAGTGCATAAAGTCATGATAAAATTCTGAATTAGTATCATGCCATAGCTTGTAGTTTGTATCAATTACTGCCTTGTGGTAATGAAACACTTCCATTTCTTCAGTATCAATTGCATCAGCAATACAATCAAATGCTCCAGCAGTCCATTCATCCACACTCTGTGTAGGGTTAGGATCAAGTGTGACCCAGACCATTCCACCATGTTTTACTTCGCAGTGTAGTTGTGGTTCAACGGTTACAATCGGTGCAGCTACTGTACCAGAAGGGTAATTGAACCCATGATTACGGTACGCCTTAATACCATCTTTAGTATTTACTGCAATTACGTTCTGCCCAGCAATTTGTGTTGTTCTATAGTTACCTTCATTATACATTTCTGAGATATGGCACATAGGAATCCAAACCTTTGAAAAGATTTGTTCTTGTTCTGCTTTATATACTTCATAACTATTATAACAATCACTGTTAATATATTCGACTTTTGGTGAACTAATCCAGTTTTTATGGTTTCTTGGTGCCATCTTCGTCTCCTTCTTTCATTGCTGATTCATAATAAATTATAATTTCATTTTGTTGATCGATAAAACGTTTAATGTCTGCTATATTAAGTGCTAAATTTTCATAATCTTTAATAGCTAAAGCGACATAAGCTAACTCACCATTTTCTTCTGTAAAATCTTTTACAAATTGTTCGTAGTTATCTTTATTAACCACATAAACTCTAGTATCAACTAGCTGGAGTGGTTTGGGTCTCGCTACTACTGGTACTGTTACTTTCTGAGTCTGAGTTACTATCTTGACTTCCTGTTCGGGGATCAGACTGCAACCAGTTAGGAAGAGGCTTATTATTGCTACTACCAGTGCTCTCCATAAAATCTCTCCAAAGTTTAGCTGTTGCTCCATTCATTCTACCTTCTAAATTTGCTGCATCCTTAAGTGCGTCTGCGAGTAAATCTAATTCTCTTAGTTTTTGACGAAGATTATCTCCGTATGCTTCAGCCTTTTGTAAGTCAGTCTGAAGCTGGATAGTAAGTTGTTGATTTTTCTCTGCTTGTTGCGTAAGTGTTTTAATGCTTTGTTCACTAATCATAGCAGCTGTCTCTAATTTAGCATTATTTTCAGTTAAAATACTAATACGAGTTTGAGTAGTAGTATAATACCAATAGCCCATGCCTAATATCGCTATTAAAATGCCAATTAGAACTTTACTGAGCATCAATTAGCCTTTTCTATGTTTCTGACCTTTTGGAGGCGACTTTTTAGATCCTGAAGGTCCAGCCCAATAGACTTTATTAGCCCAGTAAGCTGCTGACATTTTTCCTTTGGCGATATTGCGGGCGTGGCGTGCTTTAAAAGATTTTCGTGCCTCTGGAGAGTAGTTATGCCCCATTGAAGAGTCTCCAAAATGTATGACTCGCACTTTATCTCCTTCTTTTGCCAAGACCATGCCTTTTTTCTCTGCTCTGTCTGATCTTCGTGGTTTGTTGAATCCATCAAATGTTTTCCCTCTATAATTAATTTTTCCGCTAGGAGTCCGTTTTAATCCTGGAATCTTTGCCATCTTTATATCTCTTTTCTATCTCACAAATAATTTGCCACTGACGATGTGTCAATTGGGGATACTTTGTCTGAGCATTTATACAACCTAATATAAAGGATTTTTCAGCATCGGTCAATGACTGATTATCTAAAAAGTCCTTTAGTGGTTTCTTAATTCTTCTTATCATCTTTTGGGATATCATAAATAAAAGGGTCAAGCTTCATTATCTCTTTTTTCTTCTTTTCAAACTCACGATCAAACTTCCACATATGATACCTATCAAGCAACCATTTTAACAACATGATCATTTACCTCCGGGGTTACGCAAAGAGTTAATCTTGGCTCTTCGTCTAGATTGAATATGCGATGCTCAACACCGCTCTTAATTATATAACTCATGCCTTCTTTATAAGTATATTTTTTATCATCTTTAAATTCAATAAAACTATTATCAGTTTTAATAGAAGTAATAAAAGAAGGGCTAAAAGTATCTGTATCAGACTTATCAACATGCCAAGGTATTTGATTTTTACCACTTAGTATTGATAAGTACATAGTATTAATTTTTCCTATTTTATTTTGTCTTTTGATAGTCTCAAGCCATTTTTCTATTGTAGGAAAGTGTTTTAACATAGGCGAAGCTACTGAATCATGAATTAAGTCAAAAGATTTCCAATGAGGCACAAAGTACCTTTCTGCAAAAAGATGATTTCCAAGTTTATAGAAATACATCACTCGCTGTACATCAACTCCTTCAAGTTTATGAATCTTGAGCTCTTTGCAGTTTATCAAACTCTGCTCTCCTATTCTTTAACAAGGGTAAAAAAGGTATAGCACTTTTTTCAAAAACAATCGGATCATCTCCATCAATAGTCATGATAATAGCCACATCTTGAATTCCAGTACCGTACATCTCATTATGTGCGACAGCGTACGCACAGCCTTGAATATAATAGTCAGTGATTTGTTTCTGGTTCTTTTTCTTTTTTGATGTTTTAAAATCAATAATTGTAGGTTTACCTTTCCAAATACCGACCATATCAGTTCTACCTGCGTACCTATATTTATTAGACCAAAGAACTTGTTCTTGTCCCCAAATCTCTTCAACTCCGCGCTCTGTGGCTCTAATTAAATCACGACTCATTTGCCTTACGTCTAGCCTCTGATGTGTTAATTCGTCCCATACGTCTTCCCCGTTGAAATGACGTTCTGCAAATTCGTGAACTAAAGTGCCTCGATCTGTCGCTTCTTTGGAAACCCGTGCGGCTTCTTCTT